ATCTTCATCTACGTCAGCCTCTGCAAGGATGTTCTTCATCACAGAGATGGTGCGCAGTTTGTTACCACTCTTGACAGCGATAGACTGATTAATGCCGGAGAAGTTTTCCAGAATTTTGAATGTGGTCTCAGAAAGTTTCATAACCGGTTGCATCAGATTTAGTTTCCTTTTGGGTGAAGTGGTACAGGAGAATGGCGTAGTGGATAATCTTCTTGATATCCATCTTAGCGGCGCCTTTTTTATCGTAGCGTGATGCGTACTTGAGGATATTGGACCTACAGAAAGCAGCCGCATCACCAACAGACTCTATCAGATCAAGAGTCTGAATGCCACTTCCAGAATTATAATGGGAACGGTAAGTGTTGGAAATATAATCCATCACCTCCTCCATTACTTTGTCTTCGTTAAATTTGTAATAATCGTTTTTTGAGGGGTTGTTCATTAGTTCATCAATACCGACCAGGTTGAACTGCGAAGTATCGTCAGAGGAAAGTGGAGTATATTCATACCCACCCATCTTTTCGACCCATTCAGCATCTTCCATGAGTGCATCATATAACATAGACCATGAATTCATTCTATCACTCCTCACCCAACAAGTCAACCTCGTTGTCAACCTTATCATACAGATCAACAAAGGCAAGTTTGGTGTCATCATCAAAGCGATTCAGGCAAGTGCGAATTGCTTTGAGTTTGTCGCCAAAGATAGAATATGCACGGACAATATGAACCAGGCGGCGGGTTGAGATAACCTCATCCACTCCACCATCAAAGAAAGTTTTGCGAATTAACTGAGCCCAATCAGCAAGGTTCTTGCAGAATGCCTCATCATCACAGATACGGTTGAGGATCTTGATCTCAGTGGCAGGGTTAGGATACTCTTGCTCAAGAGTGATAGCAAAGCGCTCCAAGAATGCCTCATTGAGCACATTGGTACCAATGAAGCGGCCGTCATCAGAACCTTTGCCTTTGGTGTTTGCAGTGGCAAAGATCTGGAACCCAGGAGCAGGTTTGACATAGCGTCCAATCTTCTTCAGGAAGACACCCTTACCCTCCAGGATGGATTGCAGACACAGGATCTTGTTAGATGCCAGGTCAATCTCATCTAGAAGCAGCACAGCTCCGCGTTCCAGAGCCTCGATGACTGGGCCATTATGCCAAACAGTATTACCATCAACAAGACGGAACCCACCAATAAGATCATCCTCGTCCGTTTCAATAGTGATGTTAACGCGGATCAACTCCTTATTTAGAGCTGCACATGCTTGCTCAACGCCAAATGTTTTACCGTTTCCTGACAGACCAGAAATGAAAGTCGGATAGAAAATACCAGACTGGATGATCTTCTTAACATCAGCAAAGTTGCCGAAGGAAACAAAGTTGGGATCTTTGTCAGGGATCATGCAGACTTTCTCTACGGCAGGAACAGCAGCAGGTGCTTCGTAGGTTTGCTCAAGACGCTCAGTGATAGTCAGATCCCACTTACCACGCTTGACTTTGTACTGCTCAAGGTGTTTGGTAACGGTAGGATAGCTGATATCATTCTGAGCACAATATGCTTTTACATCTGCGGCAGTGATTTTGTCTCCATGCAGGTCACGGAGCGATTCAACGATGGAAGAAGCAGACACTCGCGGGGACATTGAAACCTCTTTGACTATGTAGTCATTATACTACGAAAAAAGCGCCCTAGGTGGGCGCAGAGGACAGTTTGGGAACTGGTTAGGCAATGACTGATACAAATTTGGAGAGGATTTTCTTGTTTGTCTTCTTTCCGCCATATGATTTCTTGAAAGATGCAAGGATCTGAGCCTTGGTTGCATTCTCCACAGGATCAAACTCTTTCGATACTTCCAAAGCATTAGAACTAATACCAATCATCTCAGCATATCCACAGACATCAGAGAAAGAGATTGACTTGTTCTTGGTCCATACCTTCATGGCTTCCGCACTATCAGGTTTCTGCATACGGCGAACCCAAGTGCGGAACTCACGATTAGGAAGGATACGGAATCCAATCAGATTCATGCCAAGGAAGCAGTCTGAGAGGTTCTTCAGGAAGACTCCAGTGACGTTGTAGAACTCCATTGGGATAGGATAGGTGGTTCCACTCTTACGACAGCGCAGGATGGTGTTGTTGTGGATAGAACGGGTGCCCATGTATTCCTCTTGATCACCATAGCGGCGCTTGACCTTGACCAGGCGGGTGGAGTTACATGCTTCACCATCAGTCAGAATGACAGTATGCATCTTCTCAATCTTATTGCGACTCATGAAGTCAGGAATGATACTATGCAGACTTGCGATGGCCTCATTCAAAGGAGTTCCTGAAAGAGAAGCGCGTGGTGGGAGAGTGAAAGGAGTATTGTAATAGGTATTGTAGACAGCGATTGCCTTACCAATACGGAACATATTCTTGATATGATTATCGAATTCTTTTGTCTTGGTTGTAGAAGACAAAATATTCATCATGGAGAAGTTTTCCGAGATATTCAGATATCCTTCTTGTTCTGGGAAATGCTTTGTAGGCAGAGGATTCCAAGTTTCTGATACGCGATCGAAGTGACGTGCCTGCCACTCATTGGTGAAAGCATAAACTTCAAAGGGAATACTAACTTTCTTGCAGAACCAAACCAGGTTGAAGAGTTGCTTTAGAGTGGACATCATCTGATCATGCATTGAACCAGACCAGTCCAACACAAAGATAAGACCATGATTCTTGCCATCAGGTGTGATGGTTACACGCTTGAACAGATCATCCTGATACTTGTAAGTATGGAGTTTGGTGGTATCAAGAACACCACTCTTGGATGTACCAGTGCGAGCATAAGCACTTGCTGCTTTCTTGCACTCAAACTCTTTGACCAGATAGTTTACTTCTCTCTGCGCGTCACGCTTATAACGCTGAAAGTCTTTATCAGTTTCATAGAACTGTTCTTCTTCTGTGTATCCTCTGATCTCTCCTTCTTTGCGCCAGAAGTCTTCAATGTAATCATGAAATTCACTAGCTTTGACGACAAGTGATTTAAGATCGCACTTAGGGATTTCAATATACGATGGATCACCTGAAAGACTATTTTCAGATAGTTTCTTGATAGCATCTTCGAGATTATCAGCAGTGCGTACATCCAAGGAATCACCAGCATCTGTGCCACCTCCTTCATCATTAGGTCGTTCGTTTGTTTGTTCGGTGCTCTCCTCCTCACTTTGCTCATCGCTAGGAGACTCACCATCACCCTGGTCAAAACTCTCAGTCGTTTGCTGAGAGGAATTACCTTCACTCTGTTGTTGATTGGTAGGTTCTTTTTCTTTCTTCTTTTTCTTTTCTTGATTATCCTTAGCATACTGCCACATGGCATATGCAGCCTCTACTGCCTCATCAAAGGTCTCTGCCTTATCGACGGCATCAACAATCTCTTGCTCTCCCTCAGTGAAAGAGATACTGAGATATGCGCCAATCTTGAAGTAGAGATTCACACGGTCGGCAAAACCCATCTCATTAGGATCACTGTCTCCGATACCAAAGAAGTCAATCTCCTGTAGTGTCTGGTATCCACGATAGAAGGTCTTAGGGAGACCAGCATAGCGGCGCTTCATCAACTTCTCAATACGAGCATCCTCAGTTACATTGATGTACTGATGAGGAACCTTGATCTTAGGATCTTCGTTTGGAGTGAACAGAGCGTGTCCAACCTCATGAGCCACCAGCATATCATAGGTGAACTCATCTGCCTTCTGCCACAGTGGCAGAGTCAGGACACGGCGATTGACATCAAAGGAAGCGGTATCACATTTCTTGTGCTCAACGATCAGGTCCTCAGTTGCCAGGAGTTTGGCGAGATTCCCCTTTACAGCGTGGTTGACCATGCGTCTCTGTCTTGTATGAACCCATTATACGACGAAACCCACCCTTGCGGGTGGGCCTTGAACCAGTTTGCAAACTGTCTTAACTTAGCACCGTTCTACAGATCCTCTTGCACTCTTGAGAGTTTTCCTCACATTCAGTGAGGCATTGGAAATATTCGTTTAACTGATCGTTGTCGGTTGCTGAGTCTGGACTATCGTCTAACCTCCAGGAAGCTAATTGATTGAATGAAAATAAGTTATGTGACATTTAATTCCTCTAATTCGACAAAACATGCTATAGGGAATTAGGGTTCATCTCATCCTCCAGTATTCTGTACTATATAGTCAACTTTGTGTTAATTCACTAACATTTGCAACTTTTGTAATCAAACTTGATCTTGCTTAACTAATCTTGAGAAAGATCCTTGCTTTTCAAATTCTAGGATCCCAGAAAACTTATCATGGAGTTCATTGTTGTGAGAGATCACAAAGACATTTGCGTTCTTGATAATGTATCTGACGATCTTGAGAAACTCTGTGGTTCCGTTTCCATCAAGAGAACTATCAAATACTTCATCCATAATCAGGAGATTTGTATTGACACTATTTCTAACCTTAGCAACTTCACGCCAAGTAAAAAGCAGAGCCAAATCAATTCTCATCTTCTCTCCTTCAGAGAAAGAGGCATATGAAAATTTTTCATGAATAGGTGACTGTACGGTCTCATTGAATTCATCATCAAGTTTGAAGTTGATAAAGAACTCCATCATGGAGAGATACTTATTCACCTTTTGGTTTATTAGGGGAAGATACTTCTTGACAATCTGTCGTTTTACACCACCATCCTTTAAAAGAGAGTATGCAAAATCACTGTATTGCAGGTTGCTTCTTTCCTCAGACAAACTCTTATAACTTAAATCTAACTCTGCTTTGTATGATTCTAACTTGTCATACTCAGAATTTCTGTTTTTGAACTGTTTGGTAACTCTTTGAATTTCCGATTCCAGCGTTTGTCTGGATCGATCCAATTGCGATACCAAATTGTTTGTGTTAGAAATTTCATATGTTAGGGAAGTAACCTCCTTAGACAGCTCGACAAAGCGACTCTCTCTAACTTCCTCTTCTTGTATTTTTTCCTCAAGTTCATTGAGTCCGTCTACCAGTTGGGTAATTGAAGTATCGAGTTCCGCTATTTTATTTAACCGATTCTTGTCCTCAATACTCTGATCACAGGTTGGGCAAACCGAACTTTCACTAAAAAACTTGTGTTGCTTATCAGCATTTTCTTTCTTGGTTTGAATCTTTACCTTCAAACCATTGAGTTGTTTTGCGTTTTTCCGTGCGTTGGAGAACTTCTCAACCTCTACAGTTAGTGTCTCTAGTTTCTTTTGTTTGTCTTGCACAGACTCTAAGAGACTAACCTTCTCTTTGTCAGCCTCTTTAATCTTCTTCTTCTTTTCTTTTACAATCTTATCACTATTCTTTGCAATCTCATCAATAAGTTTGGTTTGCATCTCAACCTTATCCACAAGATTGTTCTTCTTGTTCTCTAGATGTTGAACTTTCTCTCTACCCTGACGAATTCTATCCTTGATAACAGCATTCATTGCAGAGAAGATCTTGATATCCAACAGATCTTCAATTACCTCTCTCCTATGAGAAGCTGGCAACTGCATGAATGGAACAAATCCACTACTACCCAAAATTACAATCTGAGTAAAGGATTTATAGTTTAGTTTTAAAATATTTTGCTCTAAGAGTCTTTGATTAGTTCTATCATCTGCTTCTCGATGCAGAGGTTTTCCGTTCACTAGAACATCAAAGACATTTGGTTTGATACCACGACGGACAAGATACTGATTTTTACCTACGGTAAAGTTGATCTCTACCAGACAATCTTTCTCGTTAGTGCTGTTAGCCAACTGAGGTTTGTTGATAGCACGAAATGGTTTGTTGAACAGAACAAACGTCAGTGCATCTAGTAGTGTGGATTTACCAGATCCATTCTTACCAATGATAATTGTATGAGGATTTTCATTCAGAGGAATCTCTGTCCAGTAGTTTCCTGTGGAGAGAAAGTTGCGCCACCTGATTTTTTCAAAGATAATCATTCTGTCTTGGGAGGTATAACAATGTCACCAGCGGTAATTACGGAGTATTTGTATCCGTTCTCAACACAGGTTTTCACAGCTGTGGGAAAGTTAACTTCAATCAAACGGAGAGGTATTTCCTCATCCGCATATAACATCATAGCATATCTTTCGGCATCGTCCTCCTCTTCAAAGAAAAATAAAACCTTATTGCCATTCTTATCTAGAACAGCATATGCTCCTTCAGTCTGTTCCCCACCATGAACTAGGATGTACATATACATTACTCCACTTCACAAGATGCGGAGTAAACGTCTGTAAGAATTTTTTTGAGTTTGGTTTTATCCATATCAAATTCCGGTTCACAGTCATCCACATATCTATTCAAGATAGAGATGGTGTTTTCTGTTTCTTCAACTTCAAAGTCTTCCGACTCTTGGACTACATAATTCTCAACAACTTTTAAATCATTGATACCAGCCATGTAAAGTTTATCAATGAATTGTTCTAACTTAGCATCAGAACTTTTCTTTTTCACTACCAATTTGACAATCTTGTCCTTGTACTTGGTAGCGTTAAACATCTGAGGAGACTCATCATTGTAGTTGATAATCTCATACAGAGTATATGGATTATCGATTTGAGTTACCTCTAGTGTCTCAGTATCAATGATGTGGAATCCTCTAGGATCATCTACATCATTCCAGTAGATCTCATAAGGATTGCCAAGATAGTAGATGTTGCCAGATTGTCCTCTGTGATGATAGTGTCCAGAGAACACTTTCTTGAACTTCGAGAACATCTCAGGATCATCACCATGTTCCATCATGAAACTTCTGTTAGGCCAGAATCCAGACAACTCTAGGTGACCAAAAACCACTGGTGCTTTTGTTCTATCCATGAGAGCAAGAGTATCTTCTCTGTTCTCATTGTTGATCCAAGGGACCAACAGAGCATTCATAGATCCTAGTCGGATCTCAACAGGGTCAGCATAACAGTAGACGTTATCATACTCTCGTAGCAATAACTGAATAGTGTTAATTGCGTTAGTGTCTTTGTAAAAGGCAGTATGATTTCCCACCACAGTATGGAC